TTTAAAGTTTATGGAAACCCATAGTGTATGGTTGGTAACAGGATCTGATTATGCCAAAACAAAAGAGCAGCTTGGCGCAGACATTACTGAAAATGTAGTTACGTGTTATAACTGCAGTGGATCTGAAACAAGGCATCGTGGTAAAATTGTTAATGCTTCGAGCTGGACATTACCTGACGAGGCACGATCATGGCTTGATACTCAGCTTTTATTATCAGAATTTAAATTGCGTACAGGCAATCATATCGAGGAACGTCGTGGTTGTATTAATTATAGTATCGTTGGTAGAAACGCTACGTTTAAAGAACGCAATACATATATTGAATATGATAAGAAAAACAGAGAAAGAAGTAATTTAGCTAATACGTTTAATTACATTTTTGGTAAAGCATCATTAGGTCTACACGCTGCGATTGGCGGTGAGACTGGTTTGGATATATATCCTATAGGTAAAGATAAATCGCAAATACTTGACGACTTCAACGAAGATGATAACATACATTTCTTTGGAGATAAAATGGATATGAGCGGTAACGATTATCCACTAGCACGAGCAAACAAAGCAGGAACCAATCACCACGTAAAAGATTGGCAGCACACATTTAAAATATTGAGGAGTTTATAAATGTTTACAATAGAAATGGATTGGGATGAAACAGCAATCACGGTCTTAGACCAAACAGGCGAAAATGAAGATGTACAATTTTTAATTTATGACGATATTGCTTACATACGTCAATTTGATAATGATATGAATAGGTTTAGTATAATCACAATGTCACCAGATCAAATTGGAGAAATTATCGCATCAATGAACCTGCCGGAAGGCGCATATTTAATGGGAGACAGTTAATGATTTTAATATATGGAACACCTACTTGTGGCTTTTGTTTAAGAGCTAAAAAGTTAGCAGCACGCCACGGTTTACAACATGAATATAAAGATATTACATACTCTGCAAATAGAGATGAAATGATTAAACGCCTCGGTAAACAAGCCAAAACAGTTCCTCAGATTTTTTGGTATGGCAAACATATTGGTGGTTATAATGAATTTGCAGCCGAAGTAGAAAATACTCGGTCATACGGAGACGGTGACTTAAATTAATTTCGTATGAAATGAAATTAACTATTGACATTCCTACATTTAGTTGGTATATTAGAATCAACAAATAAAGGAATACTAAAATGCATAAGATCTTATCAACTAAAATTGAATTAATTGCTGAAATTTTACTTTTCAACTGTGAATCAACATGGGAAGAAGAAAAATTATGGCTTGAAAAAATGTCAATCGTAGCTTTACAAGATCACTTGTTTTATGATCTTACTGAAGGTACTATGTACACTTATACATACGCAGGAGAATTAGCATAATGTCTTATACATTTTCTACTGAATTATTCTCAGACCTTCATAAAGATGCGTTTGGTTACCGTCCTCAAAACGATCATCCTTTTTATTCTTCAAGTGATGCTGATAAACAGTATTGCTGGGATTACACAGTTAAGCAGCTGGAAATCCGTGAGCTTGAAGAAAAAGAAGCTGAAGAACAAGCTGTGATTGATTTTAAAGAATCACTTTATTCAATCAATCCTAACGATACATTACGTCAAGGTTTACGTAGAATGGTGGACGTTAATACTCTTAAACATTCTCAAGATATTGAACATTGGGTATGGTCTTTTGGTATTTTGTTTACTCCCTTTGGTAAAGAAATTATAAAAACTTTAGAAAATATGAAATTAACTGTTGACATTCCTGTTTAAACCAGTTATATTAGAATCAACAAATAAAGGAATATATCATGTCTTACCAAATGACTAATCTAAATACAAATCAATTCATCACTGCAGATGTTGTCTTTTCGTTTCAAAAAGCAATCGCAGATAAATTTAACGCGTCATATAACTTTGGCACAACACACTTTTGGAATTTTGTTTCAGCTGATATGCATATGGATCTTTCAGAAAAATATGATAGCACATACATCGATGAGTCTTTTGACTTCTTGGTTGAGTGTGAAATTGAAGACCGTATGGTTGAAATGTATGATGGGATTGAATAATAGGTTATGATATGGTTAGGGTTATACACTATGTTGGTATGACTGAAGAAACATACCAACGAGCACGTAGGGTCTTTGGTGGTCCTGCGTACTTTCACCGTCGGATGGACGATCGCGTTATGAGCGAAGTTGGTTCAGAAGACGTTGTAATTTTTGAAGATGAGAGTCGTTGTCCTTATGTATGGGATGCGTCTGCAGTGCCAAGGAGGTATACTGAATGAGTATGCATATGATACGTGGCGTTCAAGTCCACGGCAAGATGAAAAAGAAACTAACACCAAAGGATCGTTTGGCTGCTATCGAGCACGAGAAGTTCCTTAAGAAAATGGGTGTTGGTAAAACTAAAGCTCGGAATACAAATACTATTCCAGATTACGCATCTAAAAATAAAACACCGCTCAGCAATAAAGTTGCTGGGCACGGTCCAGCTAGAGAAAGTACACAGTATACTGGTGATTACATTATAGGCATTGGTCAGATGCATAAGTCTAATGGTGTTCCTATTACGCGTAAAGAAGATGCTGTTGCTATCGCAAACATGAGGAGATGATATGAAAACAACATGGGTAGATCCACCTAAAGGATGGGCTTATGGCTTTCCAAAGTCTTTACCAAATCCACTGCCGGAACCTTGGAGTTTAAACCTATGGCTTATGTCAGAAGGTTATCCAATGAAAGAGTTTGCTAATTTTGGAGATAACTTTAATGATTACGTGAGAGTGTGGTATACATATGACTGGCAAGATTGATTTAAACCAAGTTACTCGAGTTGAAGTAATTGATAATAACGGAAGGTCATATGCTAAACATAATGTTGAACGCGTATGGCTTTCCTTACAAGATGATAACCAAACTTTAAAAGTAATGGTCACATACGAAGACGAAGAGGAAATCTGTATAGATTGATAAATAGCTCTATTACTATGGAGTTATTAAATGTGGCACTACAAAGGTGAGGAATTCACCTCAGAAATGATTGGTGATTATATCGGATTTGTTTATATAATCACTGATGGTTCCAACGATAGAAAATATATCGGTAAAAAGATTTTCAAATCAAAAAGAAAACTTAAACCCTTAAAGGGTATGAAACGACGAAGAACTAAAATAGTTGAGTCAGATTGGCAAAAGTACTATGGTTCTTCTGAAGAAGTTAAACTTATGGTTGAGGAAAAAGGCGTAGACAACTTTTACCGAGAGATAATCCACCTTTGTGATAAAAAAGGCGAAATGGGTTACCTCGAGCTTTACGAGCAAATAACACGCCATGCTCTATTAGATGATTCATATTACAATGGCATATGCCAAGCAAAAATCCACCGCAGCCACGTTAAGGGATTAAAATGGCTAATGGACGAAAATAATGGTTGACATTTCATAATACTTGGTTTATATTAGTATTAATAAGGAATCAATCCATGGAGCATATTATGATCATTAAACGTTCATCAGCATATAGCGGTAAAGTCCGCCAAAAGAATATCCCTGTAGATCCACAAGATTGGGCAATGTACCAAGGCGGTTATGGATCTATACATGAGGTTATGCCTTATCTTACAGATGAAGATCGTGAGTTTATTTTATCAGGTATGGTTCCTGCTGAATGGAAAGAAGCATGTGCTGAAATCAATGCAATAGTAGAAGATACATTTGCATGATAGTTCTATTTAACGGTCCTCCTAAATCAGGCAAAGATGCTGCAGCCGATTACTTTAAAGATAAAGGTTGGAAACATCTTTCATTTAAATACCAATTATATAAAGAAACATGTAAATACTTCGGATGTAATTACGAATGGTTTATGGAGCGTTATGATGATCGTAGCGTAAAAGAAGTTCCTCATATGGATCTTGGTCATATGTCATGTCGTGAAGCTATGATATACGTATCAGAAACAATAGTAAAACCTAAGCGTGGTTTGGATTACTTTGGTAACCAAGTTGCTAACGAAATTGATTTGAATAAAAATTACGCAATTTCTGACGGTGGTTTTGTTGACGAACTCATACCGATTATAAATAAAATCGGAGATAACAATTTCGTACTTGTCCAATTAACTCGAGATGGTTGTGATTATTCAACAGACTCTCGTAGATATTTTGATGGCGATGTCCAACAGGAATACATAAATTCCCATCGTACAGAAATAAACAAAAAGTATGTGTTACCTCATAAGTTTAACGTAAAGACTTATCGGATTCACAACAACTCAACTATTGAATCATTCTATTCAGTATTAGAGCAAATACATAAAAAGGAATTTTATGGAAAAGGATCGCAAAGCAGAGCAGCCTAAGACGGCAACCAAACCAATATTTTATGAAAATCCTTACGATATAGAAACATTTTTTGAAGGTATGAACATCGCAATAGAACATGGAAAAGAATTCCAATATGTTGATAGATTTATTACTCATATGAGAATAGATCCATTACAAGACACTGCAGACATATCATTTAAAGTGCTATCGCAAGATTTAAAATTATTAGAATACAGTGATTAATTATAAATAAAATAGTTGACAGTCTACAATTCTTGTGATAAATTAATTATACAAGCTAATGAAGATAACGTGAAAAGGAATACATTATGGAAATCAACAAAGAAACTACAATCGCACAATTAGTCGCAGGTCCATGTGACGTAGTGTTCACAAAGAAAAACGGTGACAAGCGCGAAATGCGTTGTACACTAGAAGCTTCAATGCTTCCTCCTCAGCTTCCACTTGAAGAAGGTCAGGAAAAACAAAAACGTACAGT